TATGTAATTAAGCGCAACGGCAGATTTACTGGCTATTACAGGCTAGGCAATAGGCGGTTGTCGGCTGGCACATGGGCTAATGAAACCGAAGCCATGTATCACGCCATACAATCGGAGAAACATGGCTCTATTGCCCCTTCAAAGGCTAATTTGAGGGTGGGCGATTTTGTAGATCAATGGCTGGCGGTATCTGACCTCATGCCGATCACCAAGAAGGGCTATAAGTCGGTTCTAACTCGATTTGTAATTCCAGTTATAGGAGATCGAGAACTAACTTCCCTGAAGCCTTCAGAGTTAGTTAAGTTAATTGATGATCTCAAACTATCGGGAGTTAGACCTGCCACCTTAAATCAGGTGAAGGCTTCTCTTGGCTCTATGTTTTCAAAGTTAGTTAGTTCAGGTCAGTTGCAAAGTAATCCCACGCATGGAATTAAGATCAAGGTCAATCATGCCGATATATCTAATCTCCTAGCCCCTGATGATTTCAAAGAGATCGTAAAGCATTTACCAACACAAGGAACAAAATTATTCGCCCAATTCCTAGTAGCAAGTGGGTGTCGCTATGGTGAAGCAACGGAAGTAAGAGCAAAAGACATCAATTTCAAAACTGGCGAAATCTTTATTCAAAGGCGAGTTAGTGATCTAGGTAAGCAATACAACAATGGCGAGAGATTTCTAGTAGTAGATGCCACGAAGTCAGGGCATAAGAGAAGCCTAGTAATAGGAAAAGCCCTATTACAGCAACTAAAAGCGTATGTCCTAGCAAAAGGCATAGCAAAAGATGATCTGATGTTCCCAAGAACAATACTCATAACGCCAAGTAAAATAGAAGGTTCACGAAGCGCAAAGCCTTCTCGACCATTCGAGAAAGGCGGAAAACAGTTCCAGCATGGAACTCTTTACTCCTATACACATGGGGGTTGCAGATGCGAAGGGTGTAGGCAAGCAGTAGCAAACTACCGCAAAGCCAAAGCCCAAGCAGAAGCACCAGCAAAAGCAGAGCAGGTAAGAAGCCGAAGCCGTAAGGCAAAGCAGAAGCACCAGCAGAAGCAAGAGCAAGGGAGTTTCATCAACAATATGAGCCACATGCCTCGTGATGTATGGAGAACAACATGGAACAAAGCAATAGCCAAGTCCGCAATCGGCTGGTTTCCAAGAACTCACGATTTACGACATGCAAACGCTACGCAGTTGTTAAAGAACGGCGTAGATTTACATGAAGTAAAAGAGCGATTAGGACATCAATCGATCAAGACGACAGAGCGGTATTTACACCGCCTTCGTTCACACCAGTCAAAGGCATCTGAAAGTGCCAACGACTATTTGGAGTGATGATGAAAACAACCGCAAGAACAAGAGCCGAGCAGATGCCAAAGGCAATAGTCAAAGCATCAGCAAAAGCCAAAGCAAGAGTAAAGGCACTGATACTTGGTGGGTCAATCTCGACCTTAGCCGTAGCATTTGGGGTAGCAACTACAACTGATGCAATAGCACCAACTAGAGCCGAAGCACTAATAGTGCAAGAAACAAAAACAGAAACAACTCTTAAAAAATATGAGAACGCTCATAAATTGACCGATACTGAATTGGTCGAGTTGCTTCGTGCCGTAGGCTTCACAGGTGAGAACCTGAAAGAAGCATGGGCAGTTGCTAAGAAGGAAAGTAATGGGCGACCTCTCGCTCACAATGGCAACACAAACACAGGCGACAACTCTTGGGGCATATTTCAAATAAATATGATCGGAGAGTTAGGTGAAGATCGTAGAAAGAGGTTTGGTTTAGAAACTAATGCCGAACTGCTCGATCCTGTGGTTAATGCAAGTATCGCCCACTACATGAGTAGAGGCGGTAAGGACTGGAGTTCTTGGCATGGAATTACGCCAAAGACTAAACAGTTAATGGAACAGTTCCCAATCAAGAAGCCAAAGCCATAGCAGAAGCCATAGCAGAAGCACAAGCAGGGAAAGCACTAGGAGAAGCACTAGGAGAAGCCCCATCAGAAATGGTGGGGCTATCTCAGAACTAACTCACCTGGCAGCCAGGAGAAGTTAGTTAGTTAGTTAGTTAGGAGGCAATCGTGGGAGAACACTCCTTTGTAGATCGTTATATTGAACTAGACAAACGATACATAAAACATAAGCAAGAACAATATAAAGATTATAAACAACCTAATTTGCCTTATAGCGAAGAACTGTTTTGGAATAAGTTAGTTCATTTAGGTTGGAGAAAAGACCACACTACAACAGAGTCTTTAGTGTTGGTCTGTTCTGCTTGTGAATTATCAATAACAAAAGTCATTCTTAAAGATACTTCTGATGTTAGAGGCTTATTAAATGTAGACGAAAGAAAACGTCATCACCAAAGATATTATTGCAAAGCAACAGGCAAAGCAGAGCAGGAGTAGAGTAAAAGCAAAGCAATACCAGAAGGCTATTGATTGTCTTTAATTAATCTAACTTCGCAAGCATCTGTTGTGCAGTAAGCCTCACCAATAGCATCGGCTGCCATACCAGCATAAACTCCAGATAAATCAATTGGAAACAATTTCATAGTTCCTTCTGATTCGTACTCTTCAGCAGTTATTTGTGTGTAAGGCATTTGAGGATAGGTAGCATTACCAGAAGGTAAAAAGGATACGGTTTTAAGTTGACCATCATACATGTGCAAAGCCGTACCAATAGCAGAGGCTTCCGTTTCAGGATTAAAACTAATAGTCACACTTACAGAGTTATCTGACCAATATCTTTGTGCAGTAGCAGCGAGAGCCATCTTTTCATAGATACTTACATCTTTTTCACTACGCATAGCCTTAGATTTAATTGGAAAGAAGACAACTGAAGTCGTATCAGGAGACTCAGATGCTGGTTCTACTCGATAGTTAGCCATCTTAAACAAAGGAAGCATTGGATCAGAGTTAGCAAAACGAATAGCACGATTAAAATACTCTCCACCTACAGTCCAATGAACGCCAGGTGATTCACCTGCCAAGATACTAACTGTTCCACTTGGCTTTACCGTAGTCATTTTGATTGACTCACGGATACCAAGCCACTCTGAGTAGGTTGTGTCATATGTCTTAATTACTTTATATCCTTCATCCATCCATTGACGAAGTGTTGGTAATCCTTTTCTATCTGCAAAATTAGCCACTCCTGAAACAGAAGTACCTATGCGCCGATTTCTTTGCATGATGGCGTTTGTTTCTTCCCAGTGTGTAGGTATGAGAGTTACGGTCTTTGCATATAGATAAGCAAACTTTAAGGTTCTTTTAAAGTCCTCTATGTCTTCATGGCGATTTAAATAGGTCTCAACTAAGGTACAGCACTCAAAGGACTCAAGAGATTGTTCTGCACAAGGGTTGTATCCTGCAATGCGCCAATCTTTATTATTGATTGGATCAATAAGACGACCATATTGTTTTGAGATATCCATCCAGACAACTCCAGGCTCTCCATTACGAGCAATGCCATCAATGATGTTGTCTAGATTATCTCCAACATTTACTGATACAGAGTTATTAGACATCCAAGCCCATCCTGGCTTTTCTGGATTGTAAGAATTTCTCTCTGGAAATTTTTCTGAGTTCTTTAAGTTTAGAAAATCTTCATCATCAATTCTGCCAATAAGTAACTCAGCAGACCGCCTAACGTTGCCAGATACAACACAAACCCCAATAAGATTCCCAATGTCAGCGATATCAATACGGGTAAGTTTCTGACCAGCACGTTCCTTGAAGATTCCATCGATGTAATCATGTAACCTAATGAGCGGCTCTGGACCCGCTGCTGTTCCACCAAATGTCTTGATGGGTTCGCCTGCCTTGCGAATTTCTTCATAGTTAAACCTAGGACGTTTCGAGTCTGATCGTAGGTAAGCGTTAATAAGCGTGGCCGTTGATTCGACCCAGCCTTCTCTGGTATCTGGAATGACATATGTTTCCCCCTCTTGTGGTGCATAAATGGTGAAGTCTTTATCGGCGCCCTTATCGTCGAACCCAACTCCAACTCCAAGCATACTAGCCTCCATTAAAAAGGCAAAAGGCTTTGCTGGATCAGTCTTAGTCATTGAGCCTGTAGATACAAAAGCACAGTTCTGTAGAGCCGCTGAGTTTCGTTTTTCGTTTACAAGGGGAGTTCCCATTACCCATAGACCTCGTCCAGGTGGAGTCCATTTTAGATTCCAAAGACGATCAAAGGCTTCTTTGGCTGAGGCTGCTGCTTTTGCATCTGACCAAGGTAGTCGATTAGTTTTAGCGTGATCTTTTTGTAGTGAGTACATTCCATTAATGACTCTCTCACATACATCTACCCATGTCTCTTTAGTACCATCTTGCTTAAGCCGTGAATAGGTACGTAAAAAAGTTATCTCACCAACAGAGTTTCCTGCGGCATCTTGATAGCCAAAGGGTGCTTTCAAACTCTTATAAGGTGTAACAAACTCTTCGGCTAATTTAAAAGAAAACATAAAGATAATACCCCACTATTTCTACTCAGATTCAAATACCCCTCGATGGGAATGCGTATTGTGACGGGTCTTAACCTATCACACACTTGTTAACTTGGTTGAGTGCTTACCTCATATAAAAAAGGCTAAATTGCCCTCCACTATGATCCACTGCTCTCCACTTGCTATTATCAGATAACTACTCTTCGATAGATTGCTGAATAATTTTTGTAACTGTATCTTCTTTCAAAGCATCAGGTAACTCACGAAGAGCCTGCGCTCTATCTCCAAAAATTGCAGAAAGAACTCCACCAGAACTTTGACGCTCTGCTGTAATGCGGACAAACTCTCGATTCTCTTCTAACTCTTTTAAATTACCAACAAGTTTGAACAAACGATCAATCTCTTGAGATACATTGGGATCAGCATACCCGCCATTCATTTCTTCTGCAAAACGCATAAAAGCCACTCTTTGGCCTTGCATTTCAATAATTGCGTTAAGTAAAGCCTTTAGTTGATCTTTAGTCTTTACTTCGACAGGAAGATTGAAAGCACAACTATTGTCAGGCTTGAAAGCAGGACAATTCGAGGCAACAAAACAAGTATTACATTGGCGAAGTGACGAGTGTTGATTGTTAATGATTGGAACATCTTTAAGGACATCCTTTCCTTCTTCATCGGTCTCTACTATCGTCTTCATTTTATATCCAAAAACAGGTAAGTTTTGAACCTCTGAAGGGTCTCTTTGTACCACTTCGTTATTAGAATTTTTCCGTACTTCTACCTCACTGTTATCAGAAGACGGTATCTCAAATCCCATTAAACCTGTTAACAACTCATCGCTGTTATCAGATACTTTCTCTTCTTTTCCACCATTGATAATGTGAAAGTTTGGACTCTTTTTATCCATTGACTCCTCTAATCGTTTGTAAGACCACACAGCAACCTTAGTCGCTTCCAGGGTACCATCTTGGACAAACTCTAAATAGTCTAGTCCAGCCTTCTCCACTATGGGCTTATATCTTGGTCGTGCTTGGTCCTTCATTCTCTTGGGATAACGAACTAACTTAGTTCCATCCCAGATAA